AGATATGGTCTGGTACCGCTTTAGGGGCTGCCACTACAACTCTAGCGTCTACAATTAATGATACAGTAACAGACATACCTTTAGCTAACTCCGCAGCATTTCCATCTGCTGGAGAAATTAGAATAGGATCAGAAGATATAAGTTTTACAGCAAACAATACTACAACAAATATTTTAAGTGGTGGTGCTAGAGAGGTTAACGGCACAACTAAGGCAGGGCACAGCGCCGGTGCTACAGTAACAGACATTTCTAAGTTTGTTGCTTGGGGTGATCCATCTTCTTCTGACTTTACAATTGACCCAGGTTTATGGATATTGGATAACTTTGGAACAAAGTTAATTGCTTTAATTTATAATGGACAATGTTTTGAATGGGATGCTGCAGCAGCAAATGCTACAGGAAACAGAGCAACTATTATAGCCAATGCACCTACTAAATCTAGACACGTATTAGTATCTACTCCAGATAGACACTTAGTATTTTTTGGAACTGAAACTACTGTTGGTGACCAATCAACACAAGATGATATGTTTATAAGATTTTCTGATCAAGAAAATATTTCTGGAACTAATGCATATACAGTTACCGCCACCAATACAGCTGGCACACAAAGACTTGCAGATGGGTCTGAAATTATGGGAGCCATTAGAGGTAGAGATGCAATTTATGTTTGGACAGATACAGCATTGTTCCTTATGAAATTTGTAGGTCAACCATTTACTTTCTCATTTGAACAAGTGGGTACAAACTGTGGATTGTTTGGAAAGAACGCTTGTATAGAGGTTGATGGCACGGCTTATTGGATGTCTGAAAATGGGTTTTTTCAATATGATGGTCAATTAAGATCTATGCCATGCTTAGTAGAGGATCATGTGTATGACGATATAAATGCTACATCTAGAGATCTTATTAATGCAGGTTTAAATAATTTATTTGGCGAAGTAAGCTGGTTTTATTGCACGGAATCATCTGATCAAATTGATAGGGTGGTTACATATAACTATTTAGATTCAACACCAAAACGTCCCATATGGACTACTGGTACACTTCCAAGAGCAGCATGGCAAGATTCCGCTGTTTTTGATAGACCTCACGCAACGTTTTATGATCCTACTAGTAATACTTCTTACGATGTTACTGGTAATACGGACGGTTGTACTATATACTATCAGCAAGAAACAGGGACCGATCAAATCAACGCTGGAGGAGTAATTACAGCAGTTTTGGCGAATATTGTTTCTGGAGATTTTGATATTACACAAAGAACTGTTAGAGGACAAACAGTTGGAACACCTGATCTTAGAGGAGATGGAGAGTTTATAATGAGAATAAGTAGATTTATACCGGATTTTATATCTCAAACAGGAGATACTCAAATTAGTTTTCAAACCAGAGATTTTCCAAATAGCTCACCAACTACTACAAATTTTACATCCACTCCTTCTACAACAAAAGTTGATACAAGATTAAGAGCTAGATCTATAGCTTTAAAAGTTGCAAACACGTCTACAAGTCAAGATTGGAAATTAGGTACTTTTAGATTAGACATACATCCAGGAGGTAGAAGGTAATGGCTACAGATCAAGAAATAAGAGATGCAGGTATATTATATTTACCTCTACAAAAATATTTAGCAAACCCTTTTGTTTTACCTGAAGACGAAGAAGATGGAGGTGGTGGAGGGGGTGTATCTACTTTACCTGTGCAAATGGGTAGAGATGATGAGAGACTTACTTATGATCAAGTAACCCCCAGGTTTGATGACAAAGGACGTGCGCTTGCAAAAGAGTATGGTCCAACAGGAAGATATGAAATTAATCCTTTAGCTTTAGGTTTTGAATTTGGACCACAGGGGCAGGTTATGAGAGCGGGTCCAAGAGATTATATGCAAACTCAGTTAGGTCCATCCACTACACCCGGAGGTCGTTTATTTGATTCTAATTTAAATGAAGGAATATTTTTTGATGGCAAACAAGGGTTAGGTGGTCTTACGTTAGGACAGATAGCCGACATGTATGATTCAAGAATGGAAATGTTACCTGGCACAGGTATAGGCACTGATCTTAGAAATATTTTTAAAAGGTTTGGAGGAGCACAATCTAATTTTGCAGCAGCTAGAGCTCCAGGAACATTTCAAAAAGCGTTAGAAAAAATACCTACTCTTACTGGTATATTATCTGCAATAGGTGGAAATACAGACAGAAGCGATACAGATAGATTTGCAGTGGATAATGTTGGGTTTGGAGCTACAGGAATGAGAGATCAGTTCGGTGTATTTACTGGTGGTAAAACTGCGTTTAGTGACACTACAAGTTATTCAGAACGTATGAGAAATGAGATAAGTGACATAGCTAAAAATTTTGGATATTCTGAAGAAGATTTATTAAGTTTAGACCCTGCAACTTTAGAGGCTTTAGGACGAAGAAATAATTTTCGTAAAACTCAAGTAATTGATTATGTTAATAAACTGCAAGGAAAAGAATTAGAGAGAATAGCAAAAAAACAAAGAGATGAAGCCGTTGAAAGAGAAAGACTTGAAGATTTAGGTAGAGATAAAGACCGAGATGGTTTTGATCCAAGTGGACCTACTCAAAGATCTATACGTGAAGACAGACCGGATCGATCTGGAAAAGGACAGAGTGGTGGATTTACAAATCCAGGTAAAGGAAGCTATGGACCTTTTATGGCAAAAGGTGGACTAGCAGGAATACTAGGATTTTAATTATGGCTAAAATTGTACAATCATTAACAAGAGCAGAAGATGAATATCGTAGAGAAAATCTACAATCACTAGTCAGGGATTTAGATGGTGTAATAACAAAATTAAATTCTTCTTTTCAAGATGAGGTAAAACAAGAGATAGAAGCTAAAAGCTTTTTCTTAGATGCATAATGGCAATAGTAAACCAATATAAATTTTATGGTAAAACTACTACAGCTGCAGAATCTGTAGATATGTTAGAACCAACTGTTAATGAAACTATAATAGTAAGATCATTAAGAGTTACTAATAAATCAGGATCTAATACACCAACAGTTACAATTAAAAATAACAACTTTGAGATTGTTAATACTCAACAACTTGCAACAGCCACTAGTGTAGAAATACTTAGTCTACCTTTAATAGTAGAGGGAGGCACTAAATTATCCTACACAACAGCTGGTACGGTATCTGATGGAGTTGTATTTGGTATTAGTTATCTCAATATATTAAAGGAGAAGACAGACTAATGGAAATATTAAACGCAAAAGTAGAAGAAACTTATAGACACAAAGAGACAGGTGAGGTTTTTAAAGAGAAAAAAGACTGGCTAGCCAAGGGTTATAAGCCAGAAGAGATGGCTCAAGATGTAAAAGTGATCATGCCACCTCTTGATTTACTAAGTAAAACAAAGTAAAACGATAAATTAAGGTAAAAATATGGCTATATCTAGAATGCAAGAACCCCGACAGTTATATGGATTAGGAAGTTTAGTTAGAAAAATAACTAGACCGATTAAGAAAGCTGTTAAAGGCGTAAAAAAAATTGCTAAAAGTCCTATAGGTAAACTTGCTATATTAGGGGGTTTAGGGGCTTATGGTTTAGGAGCTTTAGGATCTGGAAGCTTTAACCCATTAGCACAAGGATTTTTTAGTAGAGCTAATTTAGGAAAAGGTCTGGGATCATTTTTCAGCACAAGAAACCCATTATTATTTAAAGGTGGTGAATTTAATTTAGGTAGAGCTGGTTTAACAGCTAGTGCACTTGGTGCTGCATTACCTTTCTTAGCACCGGGATTATTAGCACCTAAAGAAGATGAAGAAGAGATAATAGATATTGTAAATACACCAGAAAGTATAGTTGCATTAAATCAAAGAGCTAGAGATTTTTATAATTATGGTGATGAAAATTTAATGTTTATGCCTAGAAAAGAATATGTAATGAGAAACTTTTATGCAAAACAAGGGGGATTAGCAGCTGGTGAGGATGAAGATGAAGAATTTGATAGAAATTTAGCAGTGGCTTTAAGAACACGAAGACAAAAAGGTGGATCAGTTCCAGAATCAAAAGTAAAAGGTTATGATACACCAGCAGGGTTTAATAAGTTTGATTATCCAACAGGTGGTGTTCAAGTTAGAACACCTAAAAAACAAGGTGGACTTATGAACTTAGGTGGTTTAGAAATGGACTTCAGGGCAGAGGGTGGTTTTGTTCCAATTGGAGCAAAAGAAAAAGCAGATGACGTACCTGCAAGATTAAGTAAAAATGAATTTGTGATGACAGCTGACGCTGTTAGAGGTGCTGGCAACGGCAGTATAAAAGCTGGTGCACAAAAAATGTATAACACAATGAAGGAACTAGAAAATAGAGTAGTATAATGGCATTACCAGAATATTTAAAAGATTTTGCAATAGATTTTGCCCAACAGGCAAAAACATCTTACGGGGCGGAATTAGATCCAAAAACTTTTATGGGTCCACAGTTTGTAGCTGGACTCGATCCATTACAAACACAGGCCATAGGAATTGCACAACAAGGTGTAGGTAGCTTTGCACCATTTTTATCTTCTGCACAACAAGCTATAACACAAGCAGGTCAAGATGTGGCTGGCTTACAACAGTTCGCGGGCACTGGAGCAGGGACCGGGGCTGGATCAATTGCAGCATTTCAATCACCGTTTCAACAACAAGTTATTGATGAATCATTAAGACAATTTGATTTATCAAGACAGACAGGTTTGCAAAATATTGCAGATGCAGCAGTAGCACAAGGAGCATTTGGTGGTGGTAGACAAGGTGCATTAGAAGGACAGTTTAGAGCCGATACTGCATTAGGTAGAGCAGGACTTGAAGCACAATTAAGAGCACAAGGTTTTGCAGATGCAGCGGCTAGAAGAGGACAAGCATTTCAACAACAACAGGCATTAGCGGGTGCTAGAGCTGGTTTAGCTGGCCAACAGTTTGGTTTATCTAATTTTATGAGACAAGGAATGGGTCAAGATATTTCTGCATTAGGATCTCTTGGTGCATTAAGACAAGGGCTAGATCAAGCAAAATTAACAGCAACACAACAAGCAGAACAAGCAAGTGCATTAGAACCATACGGAAGATTAGAGAGATATGGCACAGCATTAACTGGACTATCTGGCGGTGTTGGAACACCTTCTGTACCAACACAAACACCAAATCCTTTTGGTCAAGCTTTGTCTAACGCTCTTGGTATTGGTAACTTGTTTGCTAATATTTATGGAGCAGTAAGAGGAACTTAATGAAACCATTAAATAGACCGATGTTTAGAATGGGTGGCCCTATTAAAGAAGGGATCATGGATGGTATTGAAGAACCAAGAAGAGCATATCAAGATGGTGCTTTTGGAACTAGCGCATACACTAAACAAGATTATGACGACTTTATAAAAAGAATGTTTGTAACACCTCCACCTAGTGAGACTACAATACCTGGAATATTACGACCCGATGTAAAAAACTTTTACCAAGATGGAACGGTAACAGATCAATACTCATATGAAAATTTGTTTAAACCAGGTCAATCTATATTTTCATCTGATATTTTTGATTATGCAAAAGCAGGTATAAAGGGAGATTTGTCTAACAGATTATTTACTGGTGGTAAAAAAGGGTTTTCTACAGCATTAAAAAAAGATATTTTAAGTAAATTACCAAAAGTGGATACTCCACAAGGAGGCGGTGCTGCTTTTTCTGAAGAAGAAATTATAGAGGGCGATATTGAAGATAACCCAACTTACATAGCAAAAATGCAAGAGGGGTCGTTAAGAAGAGGAGTTCCAGGCAGTGATAGTGAAGATAACAAAACTTATATAACAAAAATGCAAGAGGGCATGTTAAAAAGAGCACCTACAGACAAAAAACAACCAGAAGCAGATAGCGAATTATTACAGAAACTAGGCTACGACAGAGCTGTCAAAAGAGGCAATTACCAGCTCATAGAGGCTATTAGACGAGGATTAACAGAAGGTGGGGTCCAGGGTGCCTTAGATGCTGCATTTGCTGCAGGAGCTCAAGATCCTTACGGAGAGGCAGGTAAAATTAAACAAGCTGCTGCATTAAAAGAATATGAAATGGGGCTAGAAGAGAAAAAATACCAAAGAAGAAGAGGTGATAAAATAGAAGATCAAATAAAAATATTAAAAGAAAAAGAAAAAATTAGTCCTACAAAGTATGCTGATTCTGTAAGAACTAAAGATTTTAAATTTGCTAAGAATACTTTAAAAATGACTGACGAAGAAGCTTTAGATTATGCTAATAAAACAACTACTGTTTCAGAAAATATATTTAAAGTAACAAGCAGATCACAAGGTGGCTTTGCGTCACCGAATCAATTAGCTGATGCAATTAGAGCTTCAGGTGAAAAAGTAGACGCGGTGTTTGATAAATCAGATCAAACAACTATTGCGGCTTACGAAGCAAAAGATGGACAATATGTTGTCTTTGATCAAAAAATATTTGTTGGTTATAAAGATCCAAACAGTGATGAAGTTTTATTGAAACCAGTAAGATAAGGAGGTAGCCATGGCTAGAATATTAGGCGTAGATGATAACCTCACAATACAAGAAACAGAAACAGAATTAAGACCAGATGCAGAAGATTATTCTGACATCGGTACATTACAATCTATCTTTGCAGGTTTAGGCTCAGGACTTATACAAATACCAAAAGGTGTAATGTCTTTAGGTGCAAGTATATATGATCTTGTAAACGATACAGATAAAGCAGCAGAGATAGAAAGATATTTTGACGATCTAACAGAACTAGATGAAATGGCAGAAGCAACAACTGCAGGTAAGATTGCAGAGCTTTTAGTAAACGTTGGTGTGCCAGGTGGTGTAGGTTTTAAAGTTGGATCTAGTTTAGCCAACGCTGCAGTCAGAGCAAAGAAGGCTGGTAATTATTTTAAAATTACAGGAGATGCTGGTAAAAAATTAAAAAAAGGTGCAGACGTTGCTGCTGAACTAAATAAAAAAGGCAAAGCCGCAAAGTTTTTTGCAGGCACAACAGCTGGTGGTATTGCAGAAGGTGTATTTATTGGTGACGTAGAAAACGCAGGTACGTTAGGTGATGCTTTAGGTGGTTTTACAGAATTAGAGAGAGCTGAAGATGGGTCCAATGATCCAATGAGAGACATTATAAACAGAGTAAAGTTTGGAACAGAAGGTGCTTTGTTTACTGGTGTGCTTGGTGGAACTGGTGCTATTATAAAAAATCTTGCAAAGAGAGGTAATGAATTACAATATAGTAATGATTTATTAGATAAGTTTTACGATAAGATTGGTGGTGCGTTAAGAGCAAGAGGTAAAAAAACAGAGGAGTTTTTTAAATTAGAAAGAGCGGAAAAAGGTTTAAGATCTGGAGATACTATTGTTGCTAAAAATATATCTAGAGATACAGATAGATTAATTGATTCTGTATTTCCTGCGTGGAGAACTGTGGCTAATGCACAGTCTGCAAAAAACAGAAATATATTTTTAGAAGAAGTAAATGATTTACTGACATCAGGTAAACCAACTATTGATAAACAAGGCAGGGTTACATTTGAATTTCTAGATCCTTCAAAGAAAAAATTTAAAGTATCTGATACTATTAGAAAACACTTAGATGGTAAAAAAGCAACAGAAGTAGAAACAGAACTATTTGCTAACATCAACGCTATAAGAAACAGATGGCAAGATTTATTTTCTAAGTTAGGTGGCAGACTTGAAGACAAAGAATTAGCAGAGTTTAAAAAATTATTTGGTACAAAATTTAAAAACTATCTTGGTTCAACATACGAAGTATTTCAAAATAAATCTATTTTACCATTCCTATCTTACACACCGTCAAGAGAAGCAATCAAAGCAACAGAGGACTTATTTATTGCAACAGGTAAACAACAAGGTAAAACAGTAACCAGGGAACAGGCACAAGGGTATGTTAAATCAATTATAGATACCGCTAAACTTCCTAGTGGTTTTAAAATGGACAAACCAAACGATCCATTTTTTAAAATACCTACATTCTTTGCAGGCAAAACTGCCATGAAAGATGTTGCAGATTTTAACGGTACAATCAACATAGCTAACATAACTAAACAAGCAGACAGAGAAGTGTTTGAAAATCTATTAGGTAAAAATAAAAACCCTATGCAAACTATTTTAGCAGGCACATCTAAGTTGTCTGTAATATCAAGACGTAATGTATTTTTTGATAACATCATACAAGAGTCGGATGCATTAAAAGCTGGCGGCAAACGAGGTATGGTATACGATACTTACGATGAAGCTGTTGATGCACTTGGCACTGACATAAAACAAATTAGAATTGATCTGGGTAAAAAATTAGAAGCCGGTGTTGTTAACCCACTAAATGGTAAATACGCGTTAAGAGGTGTAGCAGATGCATTAGAAGAAACATCTACTGTAACAAAAGACCCTAGTTTTCTTACACAAGTTTATAATAATTTAATATTATATCCAAAGGCTACATCACAGATTGCAAAAACAATTTTATCTCCGGTAACACACTTACGTAATTTTGTAAGTGCTGGAGCATTTGCAGCAGCAAATGGTATACTTCCATTAAATCCATTAAAAGCAAAAGCAATTAAAAATGCATATCAAGCATTACAAACACCATTAAAAGGCACAAGAAGACAAAATGAGTTTTATGAAGAACTATTAGAACTTGGTGTCGTAAACTCAAACGTTAGACTTGGGGACTTGTCAAGACTAATGGAAGATGTAAACTTTGGTTCTACCATGACAACAGACAAAGGTATGAGATTATTATTAAAACCTCTGTCAAAATTAAAATCTGTGTCACAAGATTTATATACAGCTGAGGATGACTTTTGGAAAATATATTCTTTTGCTGTTGAAAAAGATAGAATAGGTGCAGCACTTGCTAGAAATTTAAAAGTAGGAGAAATATTTACAGATAGAAACGGCGTACAAAGAGTATTTAGACCAAACAATAAAAACTTTGAAAGATATTTAAAAGAAGAAGCAGCAGATATTGTTAAAAATAATATACCAAACTATGATTATGTATCAGAGTTTATACAAGGTTTAAGAAAGGCACCGATTGGAAACTTTGTATCTTTTCCTGCAGAGATATTAAGAACTGGCACAAATATTGTTCGAAGAGCTTTGAGTGAAATCAACGGCACAGTTACAAAAGCAGATGGTACAGTCATTAAACCTTTTCAAAGAATAGGGTATCAAAGATTGTTTGGTTTTGGTGCAACTGTTGCAGCTGTTCCTGCAGGTGCTGTAGAACTAGGTAAAACGTTATACGACGTAACCGATGATGAAGTACAAGCTATTAGAAGATATGTAGCTGATTGGTCTAAAAACTCTACTATTATACCTATAAAAGATAAGGAAACTGGTAAGTTTAAATACGTAGATTTTAGTCATGCCAATGCATACGATACCTTAATTAGACCCATACAATCTGTAATTAACCAAGTAGCTGCTGGAGAAAAAGATAATAACGGCATGATAGATGATTTTATATTAGGCTCATTTATTGGTATGAGAGAAATAGGTGAACCATTTATTAGTGAATCTATTTGGACAGAAGCAGTATTAGATCTTATTGCAAGAGGTGGTAGAACAAGATCAGGATCTGAAGTATTTAACCCTGAAGATTTACCTGGAACTAAAGCTTCAAAAATTATGGCTCATTTAGTAGAGGCACAAATGCCATTTTCATTAAATCAATTAGCAAGAATAGATAGGTCCATAAAAGAAGTTGATGTGGTTACTAAATTTCCTGGAGTTAAAAAACTTATTGGAGGGGACGACAGGTTCGATGAATATGGTCAAACTTATGAATTTGGTCCAGAGTTTGCAGGATTATTTGGATTCAGAGCAGTAGAGTTAGATCCCGCTAAAAGTATTCAATATAAAATTTTTGATTACAATAATGGTGTTAGTGACTCTAGAAAATTATTTACAAGTGTAACATTGAAAGGCGGTCGAATAAAGCCATACGAAGTTATCGATGCATACTTAAATGCAAACAGAGCTTTGTTTGGTGTTAGAAAAGAAATGAAAGCTGACATCGATGCAGCAAAACTATTAGGGTTAGAAGGAAGAGAATTTTATGATAGCACAACACGTTTAACAAAAAGTGATCTAGCTAATTTGGAGGGTGAAAGATTTGTTCCGTTTGGTGTATCAGATGGTGTTATAAAAAAATTTGATGACGACACTAGAAAAATACGAATAAAAGACCCTTCTTATGAAAATCCATTTAGAGCTGCAGCTAATGTTTTGTTTAACATAAGAAACCAAATGTTTAGAATTAAATTAACTGAAGGTAATTTTCCATTTTTTGAAAACCCACTACTACCAAAACCAGGTGGAGCTGACGCTGCAAACATGCAAGGAAACGTTATTACAGCACCAATTGATGGTAATCTTTTATCTTCACAAGTACAACAAACTAACTCGACAAACGCACAACGATTTGCTACACTATTTCCAAATGGCTAAAAACGCATTACAAAAAATAGAGGATCATGAGAAGCTTTGCAGAATAATGCAAAAGCAAACACATGACAAAATACATAAACTCGAACATCAAATCAATCGAGTAGAAAGTATTTTATTAGTATCTACCGGAGCATTAATCTCAGGCATGGCGTACGTTATATTTGCTTTAGTAATGAAATAAAATTATGCAGCTTTCACGGAATTTCTCCCTTCAGGAATTAACCAAATCAGACACAGCAATACGTAAGGGCATTGACAATGAACCTAATGCAGATCAAATAGATAAATTAAAAGCATTATGTGAAAATATTTTACAACCAGTACGAGATCATTTTGGCAGGGTAAAGGTGACCAGCGGATACCGTAGCCCAGAATTATGTGCAGCGATAGGTAGCTCTGTAAATTCACAGCATGCTAAAGCTGAGGCCGCAGACTTCGAATGTGTTGGAGTTGACAACGCTGAACTTTTTGATTGGATTAAATCCAACCTCCAGCCAGATCAGCTCATTCTCGAGTTCTATACTCCGGGTGAACCTAATAGCGGGTGGATACATTGTAGCTGGATATCAAACCAACCTAGAGCTTCATATTTGTGGGCTTATAAGTCTGAGGGTAAAACCAAATACAAACCGATACTTGGTAAAGCAAAAGACATAGTCTAGATCCAGTCTTTTAATTCTTCACCCATAATTTGAGTTGCAATATCTACTTTTTTACGTAAAGCTTTTACAATCCTGTCATCTACCGTATCTTCACAGATAATGTCTACATAAGTCATGGGTTTTTCTTGTCCGATACGATCTATTCTAGCTTCTGATTGTTGTCGTTTTTCTAGGTCATAACCATTTGAATAATATATCATGGTTGATGCAGCGGTTAACGTGATACCATAACCACCTGTTTGAGTCGTGCCTACAAAAAATCTAACCGGGGACCGGGGATCTTGGAACTTCTTAATGTTTTTTTGTCTATCTTCTTGAGGTGTAAGCCCATAATAATCAACAAAAGTATTCTCACCAAATTTTTTATGTATGGCTTCTATAATTCTATGCACGTCTCTTTGAAAATGAGCCCATATAACAACCTTACCTTCAACTTCATCTAATACATCCATAAGTTCTGGTAGCCTATTAGTGTCCAGGTCAACCATAGTGCCATCATCAGCCACAAAATTACCACAAGTTATCTGCTGCAATCTCATAAGTTGAGTTAGAACTGTTGCAGTTGTAGACATCTTGCCTTTTACATTGGCTAAAGCTAGCTCTTTCATCTGACTGTAAGCTTTTAATTGATCTGGTGTTAATGATATGGTTCGTTTCATAAATGTTTTTTTAGGTAGATCTAGGCAATCATCTTTTAAAACTCTGTATGAAAATTCTTTTAATTTTTCTGACAACTCATCTAAATTTCTATAGCCCACCACAATCTGCACAGATCTACCACCAAAGTTAGCCGTTCTCATAACAGCGTACCTGGTCCTAAAAGAATAATAAGAGGAGTGACCCAACAATTCAGGCATTAAAAAATCACACTGTTTATACAGATCTAGTGGTGATTTAGTTACCGGTGATCCTGTAAGAATTCTGTTGTATTTAGTAGCTAACCCGAGTTGACATATGTTTTTAGTACGTTTTGCTTCAGGGTTTTTTATAGTTGTAGATTCATCTATGGCCATTAAAGCTCTGTGAGAAAATAAAAATTTAGTTGCAAAGTCTACACCCTTTTTAGTAGACAAAGCTTCTACATTCATAATTAAAATATGTAAGTCTTCTCCTGTTTCAAACAAAGTATCTAATTTCTTTTTTTGTTTTTGATTAATTGCAGACTGCCACAACACTGTTTTATTTTGTATATGGTCTACTAAGTGTGTTGGTATCTCTGATTCGTACCAATTTTTTACTACACCTTTTGGTGCCACAATTAGAACACCATTGATCTTGCCGTTATCATAAAGCATAGATATATTATCTATTAATACTTTTGATTTACCGGTACCCATCTCCATAAAATATGCAAAGTAGGGTTTATCCCACGACATTTCCAATGCCTTAAGCTGATGCTCGTATGGCTTGGTCTTAAACTTATAATTCATAATATTTTTTCTGCTTTCTAGTTGACATCTATATAAACATATTTATATTGTTTGTCAATGTCAGAAAGAATAGTTTACGTTATACAGGAAGTTCCAGGAACAAGAGCAGGTAATCCTAAAATAAATATTGTTGGCGCACAAAAATACGGCGACTTAAAATTTTTATTACCTGAACTTTCACAAATGATTTTTTCTCCAGGTCCATTAATTTTTAAATTAAGAAAACTTTTAAAAAATTTTAAACCTGAAGATCATTTATTATTAACTGGTGATCCAGCTTTGATAGGTGTTGCATGTTCTATTGTATCTGATATTACAAACGGTAAATACAATCTATTGAAATGGGATAAACAAGAAAGACAATACTATCCTATTAAAATTAATTTATATGAGAAAGGAGAAATAGATGAGTAATATAAACTTTGAACAAGACCAACGAGAAGATTTGAATTCAGTTAACGATGCCAAATCATTATCGGATCAAGTCATCAAACTAAAAAAATTAGAGGATGAACTTGAAGAAAAAGAAAAAGAATTAAAAGAACTGAAACGTCATGTTGATTTAGTATCAGGTGAGGTAATACCAACCATGATGCAGGAGATGAATATCTCTACATTAAAATTATCAGACGGTTCTTCAGTTGAAGTTAAACCAGTTTATGGTGCTTCGATTACAGCAGCAAATAAAGAAGCAGCATTTAAATGGCTTCGAGATAACGGCCTGGGTGATCTTATTAAAAATGAGGTTACAGTTTCCTTTGGCCGTAACGAAGATAACAAGGCATCGCAATATGCGGTCCTTGCGCAAGGTCAAGGGTACGAACCTGTCCAGAAATTGAAGGTCGAACCAATGACACTTAAAGCATTGGTCAGAGAGCGTCTGGAATCTGGACAAGAGATGCCCTCTGATCTTTTTAATGTGTTCACAGGAAACAGAACCAAAGTAACAAGGAGCAAATAAACATGAACCAAGTAGCAGAGAAAAAGTCTGCAGGTCTTCCAACAAATATGTTTGAAGATGATGCAGCAAAAGGTTTGGGTAAAATAGGTCAAGATGATCTAGCCCTACCTTTTTTAAAAATCCTAGGACAACTTTCACCGGAAGTTAACAAACGTGATGGTAAGTATGTTGAAGGTGCAGAGCCGGGTATGATATTCAATTCAGTATCTGGTGAACTGTATGACGGAGTAAAAGGTATTGATGTCATTCCATGTTTTTATAAATTGGAATACATCGAATGGAAAGATAGAGGGGAGGGTTTAGGTGCACCAGTAAACATCTATGATTCTTCTTCTGATATCATGTCCAAGACAACACCTGATGCAAACTATAAAGATAGACTACCTAATGGTAACTATATTGATAAGACTGCATCACACTTTGTCATTATCACGGGAGATAATCCAGCAACAGCATTGATATCTATGAAGTCTACTCAATTAAAGATTAGTAGAAAATGGAACTCAATGATGTCTGGAATAAAAATGAAGGGTGCCAATGGGTTATTCACACCAGCATCTTTCAGCCACATTTACAGACTAAAGACTACGCAAATGTCAAACGATAAAGGCACATGGTTTGGTTGGGAAGTCAGTAAAGTTGGCCCAGTAACTGATCAATCCTTATACGGTCAAGCAAAATCATTTAGTGAAAACATTTCCAAAGGATCTGTTAAAGCTAAACATGGCGAGACTGAAGCAAAGAAGGATAGCATTATCTAATTCTCTAAGAGAATGAGTGCACAGGTGGGCCAAACGGGAGACTGGGTGGCCCACTGATACAGTTATGGAGAAAAGATATATAGAATTTTTTGATGGGTATAGGCAGGCTTATGGTCTAGCTGACTTTGAACATCCAGAAGCATATACAGATCCCGACAGTGGTAAAAAGAAACCTGTATATAGATGGAATTTTGAAAAGCTAACAGAGCAAGTATATAGTTCACACTTAAAAGGTGAGCTATCAATTGGTATTCAACCATGTAATGAAAACAAAGAAGTTAAATTTGGCGTAATTGATATTGATCCAAAAGAGTATGATGACTTTGATAAAAAATTTTTTATAGATATAATTCAACAATACGATCTACCTCTGATACCGGTGGAATCTAAAAGTGGTGGGCTTCATTTATGTATCTTCATGAACAGTTTTACGGATGCTAAGAGTGTTAAATCTTTTTTAAGTAATCTGTTACCTTTATTTAAATTAAAACCTGATTGCGAAATATTTCCAAAGCAAACAGAGCTCACCAGGGATGAGGAGACAGGGAACTTAAAACCAGGACAGTTTATTAATCTGCCTTACTATGGAGATAAAAGAAAAGCTATAAATTTAGATGGCACAAAGTTTGAGTTAGATCAATTTTTAAAAGTTGTTGAATCTAATCTTGTTTCAAAAGAAGATTTAAAAGTTATTACAGAGGAGATAGATCAAAAAATATATCAAGGGGTAGATGGTGATTTAATAGATGGCCCACCTTGTTTAGCTGACATATCAAAAGTATCTAATCAAAAAGGTTTTGATGGCAAGGATAGATTTATGTATAACTACCATGTCTTTGTTAAAATGAAGTACCCAGATAGCTGGGAACAAAAAGTAAAAAATGCTCCGGTAAAATTTTTTGAAGAGTTACATGCAAATGCATGGGACGATAAAAAACTAAATGCAAAAGTAAAATCCTGGAAGAGATCTGAAAAAGGTTATACTTGCAATGAGAGTCCAATAAGTGATTTTTGTAAGAAAGGTATTTGTGTAAAGAAAAAGTTTGGGGTCCTGGCAGGATCAAAGGGTGCCTACCCTGTCCTGACTAACTTAAGAAAGATAGAAATTTTTGAAGAACCTGAGTATGAGTTTGACGTTACAAAGCCAGATGGTATCGGAACAGCTACAGTACACTGTAAATCAATAGAACATTTAAATGATCAACGTAAAAGAAGAAACGCAATTGCAAAAGCTGCAGGCTTTCCGCCTCCACTAATAAAAGGTGATGAGGAACAGGTTGTATTAGAAGCTTTGTATGCCACGCAAAAAATAGTTCAACCACCTATTGGAACATCACCAAAAGAAAAATTACATGATGTATTGCATGCAAAAATAAATGGACCTCGTGCTACTAATGATGCAGCATTTAAAACTGGGTCGGTATTGGTGGAAGGTGATTATGCATTTTTTAAATTTGATAAATTTTTTGAAAGATTAAAAGCTAAAGATTGGAAGTACAAAGAAGAAAAGACAGGCCGTATTATGGAGACTACATACAGAGAATGTGGCATAGAGTTTTTAGAACAAAAAAGATTTCCTACAACTAAAAAAGGAGAATACAATGCGTCTGTTAAGAACGTAGTACAGATAAATATTAAAGCGTTTGAAGAGATACCAATAAACCATTCTCCAATAAAACATAAAACGGATATAATGTGATCAGTAGAAAATTATTTGGTCCTCCAGGCACAGGCAAGACAACAAAACTTCTAAAATATGTTAAGACATTTTTAAAACTAGGTACACCTATAGATAAAATAGGGTACTTTGCATTTACAAGAAAGGCTGCTGAAGAAGCAATTGACAGAATGATGGAACAATATCCACAATACAGAAGAAAAGATTTAAAATACTTTAGAACCCTACACTCACTAGCTTTTACGAGATTAGGTCTTTCTAAATCCCAAGTCATGCAGGACGAACACTACGAAGACATTGGTAGAAAGTTAGGAATTGAGGTGACTGTTTATTCTGATGGACAAGAAAAGACAGGGTTTGTTGATTCTAATAGTGAGTATTTTAATTTAATAAATGCAGCCAGAATAAAAGAAACATCTATTGAAGAAGAATACAATACAGCAATGTACTCAAATGATTTAGATAAAAGACTCTTACCTATCTTACAAGAAGAAGTAATTAGCTACAAAAAAGCTTTTGAACTGGTAGATTTTACAGACATGATAGAAAAATTTATTGTGTCAGAACTGTGTCCAAAATTAGACGTGGCTTTTATAGATGAAGCCCAGGATCTATCTCCAATACAATGGAAAATGTGTAATGAAATAATAAAAAACAGTAAATATGTTATTCTAGCAGGTGATGATGACCAAGCTATTTATGGTTGGGCTGGAGCAGATGTAAAAAAATTTCAAGATATTCAATCTAAAAAAGACATTATCTTGCCACAATCTTTTAGGGTTCCGCAGTCTGTGCAGTATATCGCTGATAAAATATTGGACAGAATACCTGACCTAAGAAGAATTAAAAAACAATGGAAAGCTAGAGAAGAGCAAGGAAGTGTAGACTATATTACTTCAATAGAAGACGCACCATTGGAGTATGGTAAATGGCTAATACTAGCAAGATACAATGACAAATTAGATAGATTAAAACCGGTGTTAAAAGACAGGCATTTGTATTTTGAATACAAGGGTAGAAAAAGTTTTAGTAGTTCCTTGTTTAGAAGCATTCTAAACTACACAAGATGGGCAGATAAGAATGACCTATTGTCTATATCTGAAGTGCGGGGTATATTTGATCAAACAGGTGATGATATTGAGTTAACAGACGAACGGCTTTATGATTTAGCTGAGTTTGGATTTAGTAAGACAGAAAGATGGTACGATAAATTTTTAATTAATTATGAAGAGTCTTTATACATCAGAGAAATGTTACGAAACAAAGAAAACTTACATGATAGTGCAAGGATAAAACTTTCTACAATACATTCTGCAAAAGGTGGAGAAGAAGAAAATGTTTTAATTATTTTAGACAATACAAAAACAATTAGAGAATCAGTTGAAAAAAGTCAAGACAAAGCTGATGAAGAAAATAGAGTTTGGTATGTTGGTGTTACAAGGACCAGACAAAATTTATATCTGTTAACAGCAAAAAAGGAGGAACACGGTTATGACATCGAAAGTTTGGGACAAGCAGCACGGCGGGAATCATTACCAAAAGTACAAAATACAACCAAGTAAGTTTGTAGTGGAGAATGAGTTGTTATATCCCGAGGGTTGTGCTATAAAATATATTATCCGTCACCGAGACAAAAACGGAAAGGAAGATATATTGAAGGCTATACATTTTATGGAAATGATACTGGAGAGGGACTACAGTGAAAATTCCTAAGTTTGAAGCACAGACTGAGTGGGTTAAACCCACAGAGTTTCCAGACCTACGTCAAGTAGATGAGATTGCAATTGACCTGGAGACAAAAGATCCAGACTTAATTAAAAAAGGATCTGGTTCTGTGATCGGTAATGGTGAAGTAATTGGTATCGCTGTTGCAACAAAACATTTTAAAGGTTACTTTCCTATCGCACATGAAGGTGGTGGGAACATGGATAAGGTAAGAGTATTAACCTGGTTAAAAGATATATTAGAAGCACCCTCAACAAAAGTTTTTCACAACGCAATATATGATGTTTGTTGGTTACGTGCCATGGGTTTTAAAATAAATGGTGACATAGCCTGCACAATGATAGCTGCAGCTGTAACTGACGAGAACAGATTTCGCTATGATCTCAATAGTTTATCGTGGCATTACCTAGGTTACGGAAAGAACGAAGCAGCGTTGGCAGAAGCTGCATCTGAATGGGGCATAGATCCTAAATCAGAAATGTATAAACTTCCTGCAATGCATGCAGGCGCATATGCCGAACGTGATGCTGAGGTTACATTTGGTCTTTGGCAAGAAATGAAAAAAGAAATTATAAGTCAAGACCTTGAAGATATATTTGATTTAGAATCTGATTTGTTTCATTGCTTAGTTGACATGAGATTTAAAGGTGTGCGTGTAGATATAGAACGTGCACATCAAATGAAAAAAGAAATGAAGACAGCTGAACAAGAACTACTTCAAAAAATAAAAAAAGAAACAAACATTGACACACAAATTTGGGCTGCAAGATCTATTGCAAATGTTTTTGATATGTTAAGATTAGAATATCCACGTACAGATAAAACACAAGCACCAAGTTTTACAAAAAATTTTTTACAAGAACATAAACATCCTGTTGTAAATATGATTGCGCAGGCAAGAGAAATAAATAAAGCTCACACAACTTTTATAGATTCTATTTTACGACATGAACACAAAGGTAGAATACATGCTGAAATAAATCAGCTTAGATCACAAACCGGGGGCACGGTTACTGGTAGGTTTTCCTACCAGAACCCAAACCTACAACAAATACCTGCAAGAAATAAAGACCTTGGACCTAAGATAAGGTCGTTATTTATACCCGAGGAGGGCCATAGATGGGGTGTATTTGACTATTCTCAACAAGAACCTAGGTTGGTAGTGCATTATGCATCTTTGTATAAATTACCTTCTGTATACGATGTAATAGAATCTTATAACAATAATCCTGATGCAGACTTTCACCAGACTGTAGCGGACATGGCTCAGATACCTAGATCACAAGCTAAAACAATTAACCTTGGTTTGTTTTATGGTATGGGTAAAGCAAAACTACAAGCAGAACTTGGTGTAACTAAAGAAAAGGCTGCTGATTTATTTAATCAGTATCATGCTAAAGTTCCGTTTGTAAAACAGTTAATGGAAAAAGCATCTAACAGAGCACAAGATAGAGGTCAGATAAGAACTCTACTTGGTAGATTGTGTAGGTTTCATCTTTGGGAACCTAATAGTTTCGGTATGCATAAAGCCATGTCTCACGAAGATGCACTCAGGGAACATGGACCAGGGATTAAAAGAGCATACACTTACAAAGCATTAAATAAATTAATACAAGGTAGTGCAGCAGACATGACAAAGAAAGCAATGTTAGAATTATATAAAGAAGGAATTATACCTCACATACAAATACATGATGAATTAGATTTGTCTATTGAAGATGACGCACAGGCTAAAAAGGTCATTGATATTATGGAGCAGGCTGTTAATCTAGAAGTCCCAAATAAAGTCGACTATGAATCAGGAGACAATTGGGGGGAGATAAATGACTGATGGCTTATTTAAATGCAAACATACCTGTAATAGAATGTTGGGTAAGAGGTAATTACCTAAGAGATCAAAAAGATTCTCACGATAAATATTTTGAAGTAGGAGTATTTGGTTTTAGTTCAATACCAAACAGAGTACCACTATTTCATTTCTTAATGGAGGATGGCGGCCTATGGTGGAGAGCACCTATAACTGCATTCTGTACTAAACCTGGAGTAAAAGAGCTGCCTCTTGATGAAGTAGTTATGTGGGATAGCTTTAGTTACAATGTAAGTGTCACAACTTTTTATGAATTAGCTGGCGCTACAATGCAATACACGTCAAGACGTAAAGTAAAACGTAAAGGTAAATATTTATTTACAATAGATTGGTGCGCAGGAGACTTTAATGAATTAAATTTTGGTTATGCAGAGAAACCAGACCAACACAAATGTGGCCATGTTCTTGAATTAGAGGATGGTAACTTTGCAATACAGCCAAATAATAGACTTAAAATGTTTGATGCATCGATGGGTGTTGACCCAAACAAAAACTTGATTAATAGACTTGTAACAAGTAAGATATACTCCGTAGAAAATTCAGCTAAATGGATTACAGACGAACACGAAGCAGGGAGTTATGACTATAAGCTGAAAAACTTGGAGGACGAAGATGATAAGTAAATACAAAGATAAATTTATGGTATGGCAACTACACTATAGAACAGAGATTATATGTTTTGTAGCGGGTTTCATATTAGGTGTAATAATCCTTTAATTTAAGCAATATGAAAAGAAGTAAAATACAAAAAATTAGGGACAGGTGTGTTCAAACTGCAAAGAATATTTGGAATAAAATAAAATTATTATTTACACCAAGAGCGCAGTAATGAACCTGGTAGATCTGTTAAAGAAAAACATAGTAATGGTGCCAGTTGTGGCTTCACTCGTGGTGGGGACATTTACAGGTGTTCGTTATGTTGTTAATCTTACAGATAGTATTAATACATCAGAGCAACAAATAATAAATCTTGAAAGAGATCTTAAACAAGCTCAAAAAAATATTGCAGAAATAAATACAAGATTGTCTTCAGCCGAAGCAACGTGGCAGATGGCAGAAAATTTATACAGACAATTAGCAGACCAAGTTAGAGAAAACAGTTATGATATTAAGGATTTAAGTAGGTAATGTATTATGGAGATAGCCAGGATGAATTATTATTTTACAGGACTTCTTATCTTAATGTTAACAGCTCTGGCTTTTTGTGCAACGCCAGCATATCCTAGAAATGAGTATCTCAATGACGGTACTAATACTTGTAGCACTGGCTCTTTTGACATATCAGTCGAACAAAGAGACTCGGAGTCTAAGTATCGACACTATAATCCTGACAATAATTATAGCAGCCCTTCTGATGATCAATCGATAAGACTTACCTGGAGAAAATATTTAGGTTCAGCCTGCACAAAAGAATTTAGAGAAGTACAAACAGAAAATGCACAATTAAAACAGCAATTAGAATTGATGAAAATGTGTGGAAAAGTCAATAATAACCCCACTATTCAACGTAACCCTAACTTCGCATTGCTAGTTTCAAAATGTTCTGGTATAATAATTCCTGAAAACAAGAAGCCTGACAACAGTCATTGGGATGATCTGAAAGATAATTATAAGAAAGAAAATCCTAATACAAAACTTATGGGCGACAAGTTTATAGGACCGAATGAATAAAAAACCACTCACTATATCGGACGAGGCTAAAGTGCAGATGCCTATGAAGACGGTTGCTAGTTTGATCGCGCTCGTCGCAATCGGCACCTGGGCTTATTTTGGTATTAATGAGCAACTCAACAAGCACAGCACTCAATTAGAATTATTTCAAAAAGATTTAGAACATAATACAGAGTTTAGAATTAAATACCCACGTGGAGAACTTGGTCAGTCAAGTGGGGAAGCGGAGCTTTTCATGTTGGTGGAGCATATCGCAGGATTATTAGAAGAAGTAGAGGAAGAAGTAAAGAGCATGAGAGACAATGCAGTTAACATAGAATTTTTACAAGAAAGAACAAAGAAACTTACAGAAGATGTAGAGAAGTTAATTAGAAATGGGAGTGGACATTAATGATTGAATTAGTTTTTGCACTCTTATTAATACAAGATCATAAAATTATAGAGCATCGTTATCACGAGAATCTAAGTTCTTGTATGAAAGCCAGACGTTACGCTATGAATGACAGAGATCCTGGTGGCAGAGTTGTATTTAAATGCATACAGTCTAAAGCAAATGTAGAAGTTTACATGGGAGATAAAAAAATTACTTCATTAATACTAAACTAATGGTAAAAATTCATACAGAAATAATTAATGGTGTTTGTCCAACCTGTGAAGAATTTACAATGTTAGTAGGTGTTACTAAAACTTTTTATAGATGCATGAATTGTGGTGCAGATTTAGAACAATTTGTTAACGGTAAAATAAGTTACATACCAACACTTAGTCCCAAAACATTAGAGTCTAAAATGAAAGAATATTTTATAGCTGAAGAGGAATAATGGCCAAAAAAGCAAAAGGTTTGTATGCAAAAATAGAGCACGAACCTATTTTTCACAAAACTTCGATTGGACGCAACCCTAGCTTGTGTAAAATGAACAAAAGTAAGCGACGTATGTATAAAAAATATCGGGGCCAGGGACGTTAGGGGTTGACAAATATCTCGTAATATCCTATATAGAAAGTACAACAGAAAGGTAAAACATGACTATAACAAAAAAAGCTAACTACAGAACTTTCCTAGAAAAACAAAACAAGAGGAAAGATAAGAAAATAAGAGATCTTGAACTAACAATACAAAGTCTTCAAGAAGATAACGAAGGCCAACAAACATACATTAGTGAGCTACAGGAAAGAAAAGACCAATACAAAGAAGAGCGTAATGAGAATGCAGAAGAGGTAGAAAATTTAAAACAAGACAAAGATCACCTTGAATTGCAATATCTAAAACAAGTTGTGGATCTACAAAATAAAGTTATTAATTATGCAGAACACAAGGCAACATTTGTGCCACCGGTTTATAACAGCTCATATGTTAAAGATAACATGGGAAATGGTGCAGCAACACCTAATGTTACTACATCTAGTTCGAGCACTATACTACGATGAAAGAAAAAGTAATAACAATAAAACCAAAAGGCATAAGCCAAAAACAATACTCTAATTTTTTATTAGAGTTAAATCTTATGAAGAAAGCCTGGAAGCCCTACGGTGTAAACGTAGAGATATCAGCTCCAGGTTTGCGTAAGATTATATTGTTTGGAACGAGGACAGGCGTTGCAGGAAAAGATTGACAAAGCTGCAAACGATTGGAACCGCACTAAGGATCCTAAGTATAAAGATCTTTGGTATAAATTAATAAAGGAGTATGTAGGTGGATCTTATAATATACAACGAC